CGAAGAAAGGAGTAAGCGATCCACGTTTTTGAAGCAAAAAACTATAAATAGGTTCGAATTCGTCTCGAGTCATAGGGTTATATGAAATAGATATATTCCACTTGTGACCCGATACTTCTCTACTAATAAGCCTACCAGAGTTAGTTCTAGTATTCATCATTTTATGCTCAGACGCTAGTTTAACAGAAGAATATCCGGGGCCTGCTGTTCCTCCAGCCTGCCCCGACTCTCCAATAGCATTGTTAGGATCTGGTAAAATATTTGTAAATTCAGTAAATGTAGCCATTAGTATGATTTATCCTGTACGCTTTCTAGGAAGAACTCTCCATGTTCGTTAGCGGCCTCTCGTATCATTCCGATTATGTTTCCTCGTTGATTCATTAGTAAGTCTTCTACACCCGCAGAGTCTACTGCATTGATTGAGAAGTTTACGTTTGTTTGTCCTCCGGTACCTTGACCTGAAGGAATAATTTGTCCCGGTGTGTCTGGCATGAACAACTCTGGTCCCTGCTCTCCTACAACGTAACCACCACCGGCTCGGTGCTTATATCCTGCGAATGCACTAGTAGGTTTGAAGTCTGTCATTCCTGAACCTATACCTTGCTCTCCTCGTGCATACGCAAGTTCTCCGCCTGCGTTCTGACCTTTAGCCAGATCTACTGAAGCATTGCGTGAGCCTACTGCTATCTGAGAAGGAGCTGCAGGAGCGCTTGAAGCGCCTCCTTGGAAAGTCATTCCAGAAATCATAGAAAGTTGTTGAGCACCCATAGCTGCTACCATTCCTGCAAGTGCGAAGTTAAAGGGCGGAGGAGCGGCACCTAACATAGCTGTTACACCTTGAGCGGTAGAAATGACTGTTTGAGCCATTTTCATTTTCTTATCCATCTCAAAAGCTTTTCGTTTAGCTTGTTCTTTCTTCTTCTCAAGAGCGGCTAGTTTTGCTACACTTCCTGCAGACTTACCGTCTCTTGCTTTTTCTGCCGCAATCTCATTATCTATACCTGCTATTTTTTGATCGCTTGCTGCTTTGGACATCGCCCCTAGAGCAGATATAGTTGCACCTATTGCTCCGAGACCTGCCTGTACTTTTGTGGACATATCCGCAGAATCATCATTTATAACTGCAAATGCAGTTGAGAAGGCTGATTCCATATCTAAAGCGCCTTGAATGGCTGAAGACATAAGAGCGCCTTCAGGCCCCATAGCTGCCAAATCGCTCGCTACTCCTGATAAAGTGTCTTTTGCAACCTGTGCTCTTGCTCCGTCTGCCTCCTCTTTAGTGCTGGCATTTGTAATACTAGCTTGACCTGCAATGGCGGCACTTGCGGCTTTACCCATTCCAGAAGATTCTGCATCTCCAGATAAAAGATCATACTTTTTCTTTATAAGATCAACTTCTTGTATTAGAAGCTGATTACGCTTCTCCTGTAGTTCATTCATTTTTTGAGAACCAGGTATCGCCAAACGAATTTCGTCTTCTACAGTCTGTAACCTTCTATCTGTTAAATCAAGGGCTGTCTTGTTTAGTTCAAGCTGTGATATAGCTCCTGCGGCCATATCGTAGTCCAAAACTCTCTGCTCTTGACCGTATCTTTTATTGGCATCATTTATCTTTTTAAGTTGAGCCTCTAACGCTTTTAGCTTGCCTACTGCATCGCCTCCTTCATCTATTCCATATGCTTTTAATATTGCATTGGCTTTTTCTTTTGAAGCGGCACTACCTTTACCATCATTTAGTATTTTTTCAACATTAATAACGGCTTCAGCTACGTTGTCAATTTCTTTTCCGTACAATCCCCACGTAGAAGTTATATCTCCTACTAAATCTTTTGCTTTGTTTACTATGTCATTGAAATTTTCAAAAGCCTGAACACTCGCAGTCGCACTAGTAGCTAGTGCTGTCATTTGAGTAGCGGCTTCTTGTGGTGTCATTTTTCCTGCGAGCATCTTCTGAAGAACGTCATTCACTCCTGCTTGGGACGCTTTAACCGCGTTCAAAGCATCTGCAACGGGCTTACCTTCTTTTCCTAACTGCTCTAGTCTAGTTGCCATAGCATCCGATGTCGATAAAAATTTAGACATACCTCTTATTAAGTCTTTAGTAACCATTTCTTCAACAGCAGCCGACATTTTTCCGCTTGTCTCTTGTACAAGTTTTTCTGCGTCTTTTACATCATCCTTCATCTCGTTGGTATCATGAGTTTTTCCACGATAATAGATACCTGCCATTCCATCTCCCGTGGCAGCGGCAAGGGTGGTTTGTGCCTGAGCAAGCTTTTTCGTGGCAGCAACGTGTTTTAGCAGTTGCTCTGTTTGAGCTGCGGCAATAGTCTCATGCATGGCTTGAGCAGTTTCAGTAAGAAGTCCTGCAATTGGTTTTAAAGTTTTTGCCCAAAGTTGAGTCTGGGTTGCAGACTTGTTTATAGTTTGGGTATATTGTTCTAGTACCTTATCAAACTCTTCGAATCTTTCCGTATTTTTCTTTATTTGTTTTTCTAAACGGGTGTCTTCCATTCCAAAAAGTTTTCCGACCAGAGGGCCTAGTATAGAAACGGCGGCTAGAACAATACCGACATAAGGCATGATAGCCAATAAAGATGCTCCCAAGAATCTTGCTGAAGAGCCCAAAGCAAGCATTACGCCCTTACCTGCTGTCATAATAGCATACAGTCCGCTTTGAGATGCCATAGTCGTTCGTGTCGCAAGACCAAGTTCTCTTAGCGCGGCCGTGTGAGCACGTATACCTGCCATAAGACCTTGCTCTTGAAGAATTCCTAAAGCATTGGTCATGTTTGTCTTGACTTGAGCAAGATTTTGTCTGTAAATTTCCGCTGTTAGCTGATTACGCATTTTTACAGCAGCCTTTAATTTAGCAGTACCAACATTGTGCGCTTTAATAGTATTATTAAGAGCAGTGTGCATGTTTTTAAGAGCTACTCCACCCCTCTTTCCAGAAGCCGCTAAATCATTAAATCTTTTATTCAGAAGAGCGTGAGGCTTAATAGCTTTTAAAGCAGCTTTAGACTGAGCTTCTGTTCGTACAGCAGCACTTGCAGAAGCAGCTGCCATAGAGGTAATACCTCCCATGATTGTACCTGCTACAGAACCCGCATAAAGAGCAACAAGTGCTCCCAGTGCAAAAGTGTTTTCTGCTAAGAAGTTAGCCATTGGGCCTAGGACTTTGTTAAGTGCTCCAATACCTGTTTTTGCTACGTCTTGCAAAGAGGCGGCTAACTTAGAAAAGGGACTGGCTTCGATTGACGCAGAAATACCGTCAAACTTTTGTCTGCCTTGTTCGATGATTGCATTTGTGAAAGCCATACGTCTTTCAAACTGAGTAAGCTCGTTTACATTTTTATTTAGAGTACGAGCATAGTTTTCTGTAGCCTCATCAAGGCGTACCATGATACCCAATTCATCAAGAATTTCTGGTTCAAGTTTTGCAGCACCTCGTATAAGTCGATCCATAGCATCAGCCATATCTCTACCTAGTGCGAGAGAAGCTCCTTTTGCTACTTCGGCAAGACCTGCCATTTGACTTTCACTAAATCCTGCCGACACACCTACAGCAGTAGCTCGCATAGCGGCTTCTGCTGAAATGGCGTTATCTGTGATTTCTTGAAGTTTGTCTGCTACAAAAGTAAGATTTCGTCCTGCGGCTCTACCGGTGAACTCGATACCTTCTTGTAGTTTTGCGATTGCATTATTCCGAGAAAGAACCCCGAAAGCCGCTGTAAGAGCAAATACCCTAGCGGCGATTTCGGCATACGCAGGTACGAGACCTCCTTGTATGCCTGTAGTCATTTTTGAGAAAGCTTTAGTACCGTTAGAAGTGGCTCCTGCTACTCCTTTTTGCTTCTTTTTGAAATTATCGGCAGTATTACCAGCCTGGTTAAGAGCAGCGGATGCTTTATCGGCATCCTTACCAATAGCTTTTAAGCTACCGTCTTCCATGACTTTAAACTTGACTGTTATTGTGTCTGCCACTATTTCTTTCTCTTTAGCTTCTCCCTTTCCCGTTTAAGTTGATCTTGGGAAGTTTTGATAGCCCTTGACTCTAAATAAGTCAGTAGTTCTAAGAACAATTCATTGTCCTCTATGTCATACATTTCTAAATAGTAAGGCAGTGTTGTAAAGTCTTTTCCCATATATCCTATATCTGGGAAAACTCTATCTCCTAAACTACTAAAAGTACTCATTGCCTGTACTGCTATTTCTGGAAAATCCTCTATATCTGGAGGTATTTCCTCGAGATTGGGCTCTTGCCCCAGTTGCTCACACATCTTAAAATAACGCTCTCGCGTCATTTTTGACTCACTGTTCTTGAAGTACTTTTCCAGCCGGTTTAGCAACTGGGTCTTTTGATCCTGTACGAAAGTTATCAAGATCAAAGACTACCTCATTGAGCCAAGTATCAAATTCAGTCGAAGACGATACCAAAGTTTCTGCGTTTTCTTCAGAGTACTCTAGCTCTTTTTTAGGGTCTTGATCGGATATATCTACGAGTAGTAGTGTTTCAAGATGCTCAAGTGCAAGCCCTTTCCAATTCTTAATTACAGAACGTGTAAACTCTGTAACAAACTTTTCTTCATCTAGCTCTTCTACTGCTTGACGCGTTTTACGATCAAACTTAGTAGTAGTACACTTCTTACGAAGTCCGTTAAGTTCTTTTCTTGAGAGATTTGCTACCTCTACCTCAAAGCCTTTAAGACCGGGAAAGTCAACCCAAACTGCTTTGGTATCAACCATTAATTTTTTTAAGTCCATCATTGTTCCTTATATGTTGTTAAATGTTATAAATGATCTATTAGTGTCTGTATTATCACCTAGATCCGTGGGGTTGTCATTCATTTTCCAGTCATACGCTTGAGTAAAAACATCTGCAACTTTGTTTCTATTTGTAAAGGTACAATTTAATAGATTGAATTGAAAACCTTGCGTTGCACTTTTTCCTGCTTTAATTACGATTGGAACTCCAGTCTTCCACTGTTGAGTATGACTGTTAAAGTTGCTAAGTACATACTGTCCAATTGAACCTGAAAGAATTCGTTTCTTTAGTGTGAAACTAGAGGGGTACATTGAGGTGGCAGCATTTGTCACATTCAATGCATCGTTGACAGTTTCATAGGGAGTCCACTCTATCTCATTCTGTAACTCCGCGGAAACTTCGTAGATCCCTTCCGTGAGAGAAGTGGAGTCTACTGATACCGACAGATAATCAATACGCTGGTGCGTACGATTTGCTGAACGGGAGATCCTGCCTGTAGTAGGTAGGGATACTCCTTTCGATAATCTAGAGGCTTCGCCTGTTATTGTCAACTTGAGGTCCTGTAATTTCTCAATTAAGAATGCCCCATTTGTTGCAACGCAGTTATCTAGTCTATAGTTATCATTTGGTAATTTTATATGTAACGTAAATGTATTTAATGTATTTGTACCTGATTTATAATCTACTAATAAATCTTTAACTACTGATAAGTCATTTTCTGTAAGAGCCGGTACTGTAAATTCAAAATTAGCAGGATTAGCTTTTGTAATACTAGAAGCCTCATGCATCTTGCTCTGATCATGTAACGTCTTTTGAGGATATGTTTTATCCGTAAAAGTTTGACTAAAGTTTATGTCTGAAGTAACATCTAATCTTAAAGGGTAATTATTATTACCAATAGTTTGATTAGTATAAATTCTTAAATCGGAGCCTGCTTGTCCTGACCACGGTGTTCTGTGTGCACCTACACTACCCTGTCCTGCGACTGCTAAAAAGCCTTCTAACCATCCTCCTTCATTACCGCCTGTCCACTGATTATAAGAACCGTCGGTACAGACTTCGCTAATTACAAGTCGATTATCTATCCAGAGCTTAGCTGTTCCGTTTGGGGGATCGTACTCCCATGCAACTGTATGCATCTTATCATCGAACTCCGGAATATCTTCTATAGGAATTCGCTTATAAACTCTTTCATTATTACTAACTTCAGTATTTAGTGTTCCAGTTCCTACTCTAAGCATTAAAAATCTAGTACCAGAAATAAGAGTTTGACCTATCCAAGTACCATATCCTGTTCCACCGTGTTCAAAAATAACTTCATGATCATTTGAGAACGTAGAAGGTAAAACTACTTCTCCGGCAAATAATGTTTTTAGGTGCTCATTTGCCCCTGAAAAAGCGCCACTATTAGCTTTTGAAGTATTCGGAGCCAAAGTTTCAGATACAGTCATGCCACTTTCAACAGGGTAAGTTGTTGAAAGATAAACTTCTGCCTGTTTTAAAAAATTATAAGTAGCCATTTTTCTCCGGATAATAAAAGGGGCTCGAAAAAGAGCCCCTTCTAACTTTTTCTATTTCATAGTATAGTCGAAATGACCTCCTATGTCAAGAACTTTTTTTACGCACCTATGTACTTGATTCCAAGTTCATTGGTAGAACTGATGTCTGTACCCAAGGCATGGAAATTCACTTCCAAGGAGATTACGTCATCAATAGAGTGAGTTGGTACTTCTAAGTGACAAGCTGCCATGTTGAATTCAATACGGGGAGTAGCACTTGCGCCACCAACTTTAAAGTTAAGATCAAACTTATTAGTAATAGTGTCGGTATCTTCAATGATACGCTCAAACAGATCCATGCTAGAATCAGTAGCTGAATTTAAGTAGCAAGTAAAGCTTCCGCCAACAGTACGAGTTCCAGTTACATGGCCCAAAGGCTGGTTAACTACACCGAGAGTTTCGGGGGTTAAGAATGTCATGTTATTAGAAATAGTAATATTACCACCGGTCAGAGTCATATTATAAGTTTCTGCATCTGAATCGCCATCAGCACTTTCGCCACTTGATAACAAGTGATCATCAGCAGTAGTCATAACAAGTTGAGTAAGACGGTTACGAATAAAGTTAGTAGTAGAAGTGATTGCTTCATAACGAGTCGCAGTTGGAGCAGATGCTTCAGTAATAATAGTGCCCATTCCAGACCATGCAATAGTAGCGATGCCATCAATGTCAAAATCAATAGACGCTTCGTTCATACAGCAATTTGCAATCTTGTAGGTAGTTGCGGTTTCACCTGTTTTACCAAGTACAAAGTAAATGTTTGCAGTACCCAAAGTAGAAGTGTTAGAGTCATCAAAGTCAATCTCTAAATCTGTACCATCTTGTGTAAGGCCTTGAGCCCATACAGATACTTGACTGGCACTAGGTACGGTATATCCTGCACCTGCGTTACCAACCATCATAGCCCAGAGTGCTTCTTCTACAGCGTGATGCGCGACTTGGTTGTCTGCTCCACCTGCTGCGTAAGCTGCAGACTTAAAGGGTCGTGCATAAGTAGAAAAACTCCACTCTGCAGGAGCATAAGAGTCGTTAAACATCTTGCGACCACGACGGCTTCCGCCACCTGATGCTTCCATTTCGTTCAAAGTAATCTCTGAACTGTTTGTTGCTTGTGAAAAAGAGAAACCATCCAAAACTGGAATCTCCCAAATTGCACCGGCTACTTCTGCACCTGAGGCATTCAAGGGTGCGACGTAGACTTTGGTGTCTCTGCTAAAAAATAATGTATCAGCCATAGTTAATCTCCTATGTTATCTTGAAAAGGCTAGGACGTGAACGTTTGCTCGTGCCTGCATTTTCTAGTATCGAACCTCTATTAGCATTTCTCCAACGCCTAAGGGTTCAAGTACACCTTCATCAGTATCAATACTAACGATTGTGATTTGTTGTGTGTATTGAGTCGTACCTGTACGATCCAAATACGCTAATCGAGAGCTATCTTCCAATATAGTTTCTACGTCTTCCATAAGCTCATCTAATGCTTCTACTGAGTCTTCTGCTTGTACGTAACATCTTAATGTAATAGAAAGAAATCTGTCTTTATATCCAGCACCCTGATACTCTCTTGTCTCAGAACCGGCATTTAGGTGAACTGCAGGAAATTCCTCCACTTCATCCCAAAACTTTAATCGAGGAGAAACATTTTCATTTAAATCACTTAAAAAAGTTCCTGACCCGTCTATGTCTTTGAGCTTTTCAACAATAGCATTTACAATGCCTAAACGTCGTGTTGTATATGCTCTGCTCATTATACTCTCCTGGTATAGAATCTTCCGATTGCAAACTGTGCTGCTATCTCTCGAATAGATTTGTCAATTAGATCTCGTGGATCTCTATTTCCGTTTGCCCAGTTTCCTGAGCTACCTTCCTCAAATACTTGATAAGGATTTCTTTGATAAGTATAACCTATACTAGGAAAGCCTTTTGGTGTCTTTACAATATCAGTAACTTGTACGCTTTCTGCAAATCGTCCTGTTCTATTTACAAGTGCAGGACTTCTCATATTCTTTCTTACGGTATCCGGTAGTGCTTTATTGATAAGTCCTATCATTTGTAAGGGTTGAGAAGCTGCCCCTGCTTTTTTAGCTTTAGAAGCTCTTACTGTTCTCTTTTTTGAAGCATTCTTACCTATGATGGTTTTTTGTACAATACTCTTTGATACATTTGTTTTGCTATTGTTTGCTTTGGTATCTTTAGAAGTTACTGTTGCATTTTTTACTTTCTTAAAAGGTTCTAATACTTCTCTTCTTGCTTTTTTAATTTTTGCTGTTTTGAAAGAGTCAGATCCATCTAAGTCACTAAGTATTCCACCATTTTCTAAAGTTCTTAATGCATTTAGCAGAGCCTTCTTTAGCTTAGCCACTTTAGCTCCTGCTATACCACCTTCTTTTGCATTAGCTCTCTGGGAGCCCATAAATACTTCCATGACTCCGGTGTCTCCGTTTCGTATTACATCCAGCTCTATACCCATTCCTTTAAAAAAGTTATGAACAGAAGCTCGAGAAATAGCCTCTTCTTGTAGTAAAGCATTATCTATAGCATCTTTTACTTGGCTCTCAATAATACCTTTTAAGTAGTTATGTTCTAAGTTCCACAAAGATTTTGCTTCTAAGTTTGCATCTGATACCTCTAAAACTTTTTTAACTACTCCGCTGATTCCTTTTGCGGCAATGCCCCAGTTTTTATCATAACTTCTTTTAATCTGATTAAATCTATCTTTCCCACTGGCTTCAAAAGCGGCTTCTATTTTAGAGGGAGTAAACTTAGTAATTGTAATACCATCATCTCTTTTGCTCATTCCTATAACGTTTCTTCCAGTTTCTCGAATTAAAGCCCTAACGTATCTATCAGACTGCTTTAAAATTTTCATTATAGTTGCTTTTGAAATATCGGGATAATTTTTCTCTAGCCTGTCTTTCATACCTCTGCGAATAGCTCTTCTTGTCACTACGAAAGTGTGCATTCTTTTATTTGCAGTCTTTCTTCTATAGTCTTCACTGTCTACGGATAGTTCTTTATGCAGTTTTGTTAAGAACTTTTTCTGTTGTGCTACACTCATTAAAAGTTCTTATACAGATCCAGAACACGCTTAATATGATCAGGAAACGCTACATTGTTTCTCTGACTTGAAGAAGCATTGTTTTGGATACTTGCACCTGCTATCGTTTGACGCGCTTTGTGCTCGTCTTTTGCATAGTAGGTAATCAAATCAATAACAGCAAGTTGTAAGTCTTTAGGACATTCTGTATACCCAGCTTTATAGGTAATTTTTACAGCACCTGGACCCGTAGGCCAGTTCTTTTTAGTGCCATCGGTATTCACTCGATAAACACTATCTGTAGAACCGTCTACATAGTATTCTGTGGAAGCAACAGTAGTATATGCTTTACTGAAGTCTTCTCTTTCTTGTACGGAAGTAATACTTACAAAAGGACTTTCTGTAAGCTGAACCAAGTTTGTAGACCAGTTTATACTAAACTCTTCTGCTTTGTCGCTAGAGTAGTGATCTACAATGGTTGTTCCGCAGTAAGTTTTCACTAATTGACTTACGGCAGTAATTAAAGAATTGATGCGAGCATCTTCCTTTGTGCTCTGAATGTTTTCAGAGATTTTATATTCATCTAATGTGATTAAATTTGCCATAAGTCCATTACTAAAAACTTAAGGGGAGCAAGCTCCCCTCTCGTTTTGCTTTTAAATTAAGCGATTAGGTCGATCTTAACTGCAGATCGGTTACCAGCTGAGTCTGCAACCAACTCTTCAAAGCCAAGGGCTTGTGAAGCGACGATTACGTTACGCTGATTACCAACTTCGTAGTCAGTCTCAACAGTTACGCCACGTAGACGTGGGATAACATAGTTGCGAGTGTTAACTGCGAATGCTACAGGTGCACCGGCTGTTTCAGCTGGGAAGCTGTCAGATACGATTACTGGAGTACCGAATACAGATCCGATTTGACCAGTGATCTTAGTAGCTAGATCAGAACCAACGTCAGTTACGTCCTGGAAGCCTGCATCTTCGATAAGCTCAAAGTAACGAGCCTGAGATACAACATAGGCGAGGTCACTAGGATTAATACCATACTTACCCATGTCCTTACGAGCGGCTAACAACAGAGCTGCGGTCAACTTAGTGCCATCAGAGATGTCAAGAGTAGTACCGTGAGCAGTTGCGAAACCGTCAAGACCAGTGATAGAACCAGAACCATTGATGATAGCGTTATCAACAGCGCGAGCGTGAGCACGTGCTACTGAGTCAACAAGCATAGGCATCAAGTTAATGAGAACTTGCTCATCTACGTTGTTGTCCATGAAAGTCTGGCTGATCAAACGGTAAGCGTTCAAGATTACCTGTGAAGGCTTGTAAGTGCTGTCAGAAGCACCACGGTTTTCCAAGTTACCTGCTGCAGCTGCACCAGTTTGGAAAGTAGCGGGCTCTACGTCAGGCTGGATTGGCATTACAGTAGCAGCACCATTCACCTGAATCTCACGGAACAGACCAGCTGTACGCAAGTTTAGAGTAACTTCTTTTTCGATTTGACGAGCAACTTCTTGATCGATGTCACCAGCGTTGGAAGCATAGTCAATACCAGCTTTTTCCATGATACCCTGAGCAAAGTCAGTGTTCATGCCTTTGCCAGTGATAGTACCAAGTAGGCTAGCTTGCATGAACTCGCTGCCCCACTTAGAAATGTCGCCCTTTTCAGAACGATCAGCAAAAGTGCGCTTGCTGTTACGCATAGCTTCGATCTCAGAAGACTTCTCTTCTAGTTCGGTTTTAAATGAAGCGAGTACTTCGTCCATCTTAGCGTCTTTTTCAGACAGCTTAGCTTCGAAGTCGCCCATAAGTTTCTCAACGCCAGACTCAATACCAGTCTTAACTTTGATTTCTTGTGCTTCAACAAATGAAGCCTGTTCAGCTGCTTTTTCTACTTCTGCTTGCTCAGCTGCTTTTTGCTCGGCTTGCTTCATAGCAATCTTAGCAGCTGTGTCTTCAGCTACCTTCTTTGCAAAAGCTTCCAAGTCGATGTTTTGATTATCCATCTTGATCTCCTGATCTACGGATTTCTCCGCGCTTTGAGGTGTGTCACTAGCTATTCCCGAAGTAATAACTTCATCCTTAGCCAGAGACTGACCTGCTAGATCTACACGATTTGTGAAAGTTTTTTTGAATTCTTCATACTCAGCATCTGAGTCGAAAGACTTCGCGAGCGAAAAAGTAGCTGACTGATTGCAGGGTACAGATACAACTGATACCTCGAATAATTCAGCGTCCTTAATCATTAGTCCGTCGGTTTCCTTAATATAATCAGCATCCTTGACTCGGAAACCTACGGAAAAGGCCCCAAGAACACCGTCTTTAACTAGTTGAGCAACATTAGCAGGCGCGGCCTTACTAATCTTACATTCCAGCTCCAAGCCATTTGGTCCGGACTTCAGACCTGTAGCTCGACCAATTGGTTTATCATAGTCATGATTAAACAGGATAATTGGATTCTTTTCAAAGTTCTTTAGTCCACCCTTCTGCCATGCTTCTGCTGAAATGGAGTCACCCGCGCGATCAAAGTCAGCCGTGCTTGCCATTCCACGAATCATTACAGAGCCATCATCTTCTGCATGAGTCTTGAAAGTAGACGTAAGATTAAAGATTTTATTCATATCTTAATCCTTTTTTACTGCCGGTTTAGGGGCAGGCTTGACCGCGGCCTTAGGTACTGGCTTTGGTGCTGGAGCAGGAACAGGTTTAGCTGCTTCTACTTTTTTCTTCTCGATCAGTTCCATGAGTTCAGGGTGTGCCTGTTTCATCATGTCAATTGCTCGTGAATAACTTCTACCTACATTGCGAACTCCAGAGTAAGATACAGGTCTATCTGTTGCTGCTATATACTCAGCTTGAGTCATAATCTTACCCTTTTCTGCAAAATACATTGCTAGGTCACGACATAGTTTAATTCTTTGTGGTCTATTCGCCATCTTCGTTTGTTTCCTCTGGTCTTCCGCCCTCTTCGGGATTGGTTGCAGAACCTGCGATATTTGCAGGAACCCTTATCTCTTCTGTGCCGTCTACAAAGGCAAAACCGAGTCTCTCGCGAGCTTCAGCAGGAGTAATAATACCACCGTTTACTAGTGATGTGTAGTAAGCGGAAGCATCTCTCAGCTCAGGCTGTAGAGCAGGTATTTCACTAATGTCTTCTTTTAACTCGAAACCGAAATATCTTTCGCACGCGAAATTGATTTTTCTAACTATAGGAAGTATAGTCTCAAGATAATACATACGCATATTTGGGCGAATGTTGGCGTTGTTGCCAGAGTCCATCATAATTGGAGGTACTCCGAGCGCCTTCAAAATTATCTTTTCATTGTCGGCAATACTATTTTGAAAATCAAGATCTTTAAAATTTACATTTGAGATCGAATCTACTTCAATTCCACCGTCCAAAATGAGGGGTCGACGACCGCCTGCTTCTGGTTGATATCGTGACTGCCACGACACCATCATACGTTCTTTAATCTTTTCAGAAAGTGTGTTTGGTGACTTAAGTACTAAGCCAGGAACTGCACCATTCTTAAAGAAGTTATCTTGGAACTTACGCATTTTCATCATAAGTTGCATAGTGCGTAGAGCAGGACTCAAACGCGGAACACCTCTATAAATTGAGTAAAAGGAGTTTTCTTTAATATGTATAATCTCACTAGGCTTATAGTTTACTTTCTCATTGTAAGTGAACTTTTCAATGTAAGTATCTGGGCTAGCATGAATAACCATTTTATCTGCTGGTAAGTGATAGAGATGAGCCCCGTCATAGTAGATAAAAATGTTACCATCAAGTATAAAGTCAATAATTAAGTTACGCTTGAAAGTATTAATGTCTTGGAAAGGATTAGGCTCTTGGTTTAAAAGTAATTCTACTTTAGAACGCTTGATACCCTTAATAATGCTACTGCCTTTGTGCTGTCCGCCTACCATAGTAGGAATCTCAGCTGCATCGTCTACAATAATATTTACTGCACGATTTACAACTTCCAGCTCTTCGTAAGCTCGCTCATAAGAAAAGGTAGGCTCACGAGAAGTTTGAATATCGTTGCCGTAAAACTGCTGTGCAGGATTTAGCTTCTCTTCAACTTCTACTGGTTTTTTCTCGAAAGGATTATACCAAGCCATGTTTTTCTCTTTGAATCTGTACCCAACGCATCTGCTTTTTAGCAGTACCTAAACCGGGATCTTTCCCGTAAATTGAGTGAAGTTTTAAATGGTGAGTATGACATAATGTTGCTGTGTGGTCATATAGCTCAGCATGATGTTCTTCTATAAAATCATCCCGAAGTGATTGAATATACTCCGGATTGTGTTTGTTCTTTGTTAACCATTGATTTAGTAAGGGTGTTAGACTATAGAAATGGTGAAAGTCTAACTGCTCTGTCTCACCACAAATCTCGCAAGAGTCTCCCTTTGCATACTTGGACTTTGCCTTATCTCGTACATACTTTACATAGTCGCGTTTTAACTTAGGCATTTTCCATTGGTTCCTGATTTTTCATTCCAAGAATTATATCGAGTTTAGGGTATCTTGTCAACCACTATTTTTGCCTAGGTATCGCTAGAAGGATACCTGTGCGGTTTGAAATGAATATAATGCGTAGCGCATACCATCTGCCATGTGAGATGCCATGTTGTGCTTCGGCTTTTCCTTTATTAGATTTGGGTTGGGGTCCCACTGATAGGCATCTAAACAGGCCTGGGATTGTTTGCACTCTTGATCGACATAAAGTTTGTCATTATCAATAATTGCAGATACATGACCAATACCATCAAGTACGGATTTCTTTGCGTTAATAGTACTAATATCATAGTTCTGTGCAAAGTCAAACCGAGTCTGCTGTGCCGCAGAGTCAATATAGATGTAGTCAATATCCCATTTGTCAATCAGCTTCTGTATCTCTACTGCGTGTTGCTCAGTAGTACGTTCATTATTCATATACTCGTCTACCAAGTAGTATTTATCTTCATCCCAGTCATAGGCAATTACACACATTGCTGTTGGATCTTTGAAACCTACGTCCAACCCCGCAAAGACGTCCATCTTACTAGTATCAAACTGAGACAAGTCTTTTACTTGTGTCTCGAAGTTAAACTTCCAGATCTGACCTTCATAAGTATTAAAGTCAGCTTCGTACTCTTGACGAAACTCTGCTTCCGACATAGACTTACGTGCTTCTGAAATATCACTTTCGCTCATTCGAGGATTGTCACGATAAGTTGCTCGTATACTGCACCACTCTGGGAAATCTTCTGAGAAACCTCTATAGAAGAACTCGGAGAACCAGTTGTTACGACCCCGTGGCGTGGAAATAAAGATTGCTTTAGAATTTGGTTTATCTAGAGTAGGACGAAGGGCAACGTTGAAGGCGTCCTTGCCGTCAGCGAGTGCGGCCTCATCAAAGATGATAAGGTCATAGGATCTACCTACACAAGAATCGACCTGATTAACAGAACCCATTCTTACGGTAGACCCGTTAGAGATTTCGATAACTTTATCCTTGGCGTTATCTTTTGTAACCTCTAAATCAAAATGTTTAATTAGATTTCTCTGTAGATCGAAAGAGATCTGAGACAAAGAGTAGTTAGGGGACATTATTAGAATATTGGAGCCAGGTACCAAAGACACGAGCTGTCCAATGATATTGGCTATGTAGGTTTTACCTTGTCTGCGCGAGACTGCGGCAGAGACAAAACGATACTTTGGATCGTTAATCGCATTGATAATTGCTATCTGCGATGGTAAGGGAGTGACATTCAATAGCTCCAGGTACGGAGCTATTGGAAGTTTTAGAAACTTTGTCTCAGATCTTAATTCAACTATTTCGTCAGAGATAATATCTCTGCGACTTACTTCTACTGTCATATTAATCTTCTTTTTTAACTAGTGTCCAGATGCCGTAGCCTAAGCCTACCCATGCTAGTAGTTTTGCTAAACCACCAAAAAGTATGACCGAACCACAGACTGCTATTAACATTGCACCATCCCAAGATGTGCGTTCTTTCATTGCTGCTTTAATCCATTTCACAGTGAGTACCTCTCTTTTTATGACCGTTCCAGGCTACAAAACCTGCTAAGCGCAGTGTCCAATAGGCTAGATAGTTAAGAACACGGAAACCATTTACTTCGATACATATATCTCGAAAAACTCCATCCATGAACTTCTGATCGTGATAACCAATTGTGCTTCCGTCTTTCTTCATAAGAGTGGCAAATTTATAACCGTAGTCATGAACTAAACCTCCCATTAAAAGTACTCCTACCGGTGACAAGAAGGTTGCAAGAAACTTAGGAACAGATGCTCCATCAAACTCAAACCCCGCAGGAATCTTATACTCTACGTCATTGAGAGTATAGTTAAAATCTTGTTCAATTTTCCATTTGCGCGTACCCATTAACCACATTAGGATACCTTTCCAAAAACCTTTATCTTTTGTCTTTATAGGTAAAGGTGACATAACTGGCATAAACTTATATTTAAAGCCTACCAGTGTTTCTTCTTTTTTATCTACTTTGTTTACTATAAAACCAATGAGTACCAGTACTGCGAGTACTGTCCACTGCCAAAAAGTCATTGCTAAATCAAGTAACATTTCCATTATTTCTTCCCTGCATATGCGTTGGCTCCAAAGAATGCTGAAACCAGGGCTGCGATAGCTACAAAGTAAGTGGGAGCAATATCACCGATTATTTTAGCGGCGCTATCTAATCCGAATAATGATGTGCAGAATATGCCGAAAGGATAAAGTAGCATTCCTGCTAAGGAAAACCATGTCATCTTTCGCATTGCATCACGCTGTGCATCTTGGTCTTCAAGCTCTTTGCGTTTGAATTCCATATACATTTTTTGTTCGGCGTCGGAAACTTCTCCGTCACCATTAGTGTCTGCTGGATGAAAATTCTTGTCGTCTACCATTTTACTTTATCCGCCCAATATGCTGCTGACATTTTGCCTTTAGCGATATTCTTAGCGTGTCGTGCTTTAAAACTTTTACGCTTGGCTTTTGCTGCTGCAGACTCTCCAGCCTTCGGCTTCCCTGCCGTTTTAGCTCCCTGCTGGCCGAAACGAATCGTTTTTACTTTACCGCCAGATTTAGCTACTACGATATGAGACTTCTTAGCATGGCCTGGAGTACGTTTTGGTTTGTTATAACCGCTAACGCCTGCCCGTTTTAACCTTGAGTCTTTTTTCTTCCTCGCTTTTCGCTTTGCTGGCATAAAGATTACTCCTTGTCTTTCTTGCCGGAATCGACGACACCCTTGACGTCTTGTCCGACTGCTACTGTAATATCTGCTACTGTGTTGCCTACTCCGCCTAGAGTATTGTTTACCATGGCCTGCGTGCCGTCAATGGCTGCATTCATGGTTCCACAAGCTCCGAGTAGTAGTGCAGATACTATAACTAAATACTTCATCTGTTTCTCCGTATTGTCCTGCCCTTGGTAAAAATGTGTCCGATATATCAGGAAAGGGCCTAGCAAAGAGTGCCACTTGACACCCTATTTCTTTCTTCGCTTCATAGTAGCTTTACGCTTCTTTTTCACGAATGTTTTTACCATAGTGGGTTTACCACCCGGGTTGCCTGCTTTTCTCTTACGACTTATTGCAGACTTCTTTTGTGCTGCGGTCATACGAGCTGCTTTTGCTTTGGGAACACACTTTGGGTATTTGCCTTTCTTTGCTTTGCTTCTACCACACTTGGCATAGCCTCCGCCTTTCTTTGGGCGGGAAATGTCTACCCATTCTTCTTTGAACCATTTCTTGAGACTCATTTCTTGACTCCCATTCGGTACTTACCGCCTCTACGCTTATACTCTTTTACTAGGAAGGCATTTGCATATGCGGAAGGGTATACCTTAAACTTTCGTTTTACTGAAGCTTTTACAGAAGCATAAAGCCTTTTATTCGTCGGTACCGGCTTCTTCTTCGCAGTCTTCCTCTTCTTCTTCGCTGCCATATAAAACCTCCTCTACTGGAGGAACCCAGCCTGCTGCTAACTTAGCCTCTTCTTCTGTAGCAAACTTTTGTAGTTTACCGTTATCATCTCGATAACACCATTTTCCTCGCTTTTCAAAAATCATCTTACTTGCCTCTCTTCTTCGGCTTCTTCTTCTTTGGTCGACCGACTGTTGATCCGTATGTTCCTTTACCTTTTGGCATAGCTTTCTCCTATAGTATTAGCTTAGCAATAATTGCTATTAATGGTATTACTACTATTATTACTCCTATAACTTTTAAGAAGGCAGTTATAGTCTTACGATTTTCTATCTTTCTACGTTTTGCTATAGCTACTTGTCGTTCTCTATTGCGTTTACAATCGGACTGAAATTGTAGCCAAGCATCCCACATTCCGGGATCACCTGCGTAAATCATATGCTCTTTAAGCCACTCCTCCTGCTTTCTAAGTTTCTGTAACTCCATGAAAGCGGCAAGTTCGTTTTTGTTGCCGTGGGCGTTGGACTTTTTTGCTATAACGGACTTATTGTCAAAGTATTTTGTTGCTTCCTCTCCGACCTCAAAAAGTTGTTTTCCGTTGCTAAGAGCTGTTTTGATAACCGAAAACGCAGCATTGGCTGCGGCTATTTCGGCCAACATTATATTTTAGTAAGAAGGGTGACCAAAACACCCGCTAGGAACATAATCATTGTTCCACCCATAGTTAGCATTCTAGACTCAATACGCATGAGCCCCGTTTCCATATCTTCTAGTCTTTGAAAACAAGTTTTCCAACGCTCTTCACACTGAACTTCATGAGCGTACATCTTCTTTTCAATTTCAGTTATTCGATCAATCTGTTCCATTGAGTAGTTTATCCATAAGCTTACCATAGTTACCTTGCCCAAACGGAACAGACTCATTAATCTGTACGTTGGTTTGGTTCTTGATAGTGCTTCCTTCGGCCTTGGCGAGATCGGTCTGTGCCTTAATCTCGTCAATACGCATTTTATGAGCCATTTGTAATAGATCAGCTAAGTCCTTACTAGAGTATACACCAGATTCCTGAGCTTCTTCTAGTTTGGATGCAATCATCTCGTCTAACAGGGAACCGATGTTGTTCTTATTTCGATAACCCATATCCAAGTACACTGTGTCAATGTACTTTTTTACTTCCCGTGTATTTAACGCTTCTACTACTCGCTGTTCGGGTACCTGAAGATATTCGCAGACACCGCGAATATTTCCGTATTGAAGATAACTATTCGCTATCTCTAGTCCCTCAGGACTAATTGTAGTTAATTCTTTTGCCATGGTTCAAATTATACTCAAATAGAGGTTGGTTGTCAAGAGATATTTTTCTCAGGTTAATCAGAGAGTGGGTTGTCTAGTGCTCTCTGTAGTTTCTTTTCTAGTCGATCTTCCAGATCTTCCATGTCTTGTTCGGAGTCGGCTTTCATGGCGTCGCGCTTAGTTTCAAAGCGTTCGCTTGCTTTGTCAATCATGTCTCGTACTTCATTTTCCATAGTACGTACTTTATCTTCTGCGCGGTCTGCTTGCTTCTCGATCGCAAGTATATCATCTCGCAATCCAGTTTTAATGTCTCGTGTGTATTCAATAGCATCGTCGAGCTTTTGCTCTATTTGAAGGTTTCGTGCTGCGATAGCATCTGTGTCGATATTCTGGACGATTTCTTTCATGTCCATATAATCTGCGTAAAACTCGAAGCCAGCCCATGCTGCACCACCTAGTGTGGAGAGTGCTGTAAGCATCACCATCATTCTGCCGCCTTTAAATGTCATTCCTCCAAATTCAAACTCTGCCATTAATCTTTTTCTCCCTCCGTTACTACAATACTGTTAGCTACGGGCGCTATAGGTACATCTTCAACAAACTGCAAGTTTCTTAAGTTTGCAATCTCTTGTTTTAACCTGAATACTTCCATTCTTTTCTTTTCGAGCTCTAGCTGATATAATGTATTACAGTTAAGTCTTTCTTTAGGAGCTCCTATTGGTATAGTAATACGTGCATAAACACCTATATCATTTGTTTGTATACCGCTACTGTTCATTGGCTGGGTCATATCATAAGGGCTATTATATCCGCCATTGTCAATAAAGCCTACTACTCCTAACTCCACGTTTGTAGAAGAGCCAATAGCGTTCTGACATTCTAACTGTCCCGCTCTTATTCTATCGGATGCGTAACTTTGTGGTGATGAAGGTAGATTCAGATTAAGCGAACTTGAATCGCCCAAAGCTGATACGCATACGAACAACAGTAGTGCAAATATTAAAAATTTCACGATGTCTCACTTTAGTTTTGAACATATTCGAGAAGATACTATTGAAGGTGTACTTATACTCTTTAATATCTTCGATTTAGAACAAATATACTTAGCGTTTTTGATTCCTGTACCGCTAAGATATATTGTTATGTATTTTCTTTCCTTATAATTTATTGGAACTATCTTATTTTGAGTTGCAAACCGTACTGGATTCCACTTTTCATCAAATACGTTTATTCCATAGTAGTTTATTTCGAATCTATCGTTAAAAAGAACCATGTCTGCTTTCATTATCCCTGGCATATGTGATATTTCTAGCTTGGGATAAGTAGGAGTAAACTGGTGGGCATTTGCATACCCACCGGTTAAGAGTAGAAGCAACACTAGAAGTCTCATTATTTAGCAATACACTCTGCCACAATGAGTGCAGTATAGTTACCAGAAGGAAAAGCCTTTCCGTATCCATATTCTGCTTCTGAGGTTACGTTAAACCAAACGCTACCTGCTTTCACTAGATCAAACTCTGTAGTGTGACCATTGTTATAAATGGCTTTGTCTGAGTTAAATACAGACATTTCTGAATCAGACATTTGACCTGCAACAGTTGTGCTTGTCCATTCTACACTATCCGATAAATTTGGAGAGGTTGAAAAGTCTGTAGGAGTTGTGATTACAGCTTTATACTTAGAAGCAGTAACGATGTCGTAACGAATAATTGGCATTACACCTCCGTCTGCTGACTTAGTACTAAGCTTATCGACTGTGGGGTTGCCAAACATACCTGGAGTGTCTGATTGAATTACACACTTTGATTCGATAAATCCGTTTATTGGAATACTAGCTCCCGCTACATTTGCAGTAGCTGCTAGAATAGGTATTAATAATAGTTTTTTCATAGTTAGGTTCCTAGTGCGTATGCACGCTTCGATAATTAATTATCGTATTGGGCTTCTACCATTTCTTCATGAAGCAATTGCTGAGCTAGCCCAACTCTTTTTGCTTTCTTATTATCTGGTAACTTTCCGTCTACCAGTACTACTGTGTCCGCATACACGCCACCTTTTAGTGACCCTGTATAGCTGCGAGGTATGTAGTTCATTGCGAAAAGTGCTTGTTCTGTTAAGGAGGCTTGTGCATCCATTGCAGAGGCGTTTACTCCTCCAAGCATCTTCTCTAAATTTACTTTAATCTTTTTGTTTCGTTGCTTTCGTTCATACTCTTCCTCTTCGTCAATCTTTGCTTGCTTCTCCATTTCTGCGAGA